TTTAGTTGCTCTTGGGCAACAGACATAAGCTCATTAACTTCTTTTAGCTTTTGAGAATAGTCTTGTCTTTGCTTTTCAGACTGAGAATAAAAGTTCTTTCTTTCATTAGAAAGTTCTTCTGTTTTTCGTCTGTAATCCGAATCTCTGGAGTAGCCATTTCTCAACTCATCAAGGGTAACTTCAAATTCTTGACCAGCAACTTTCACTTTGTGAAGTGCTTCTTCGGTGGAATCTTGTTTCTCTTGAGTATCAATTTGTTCTTCGTCTTGAGATACATCTTGCTCCGAAACTTCTTCTTCTTCTGATTCAGTTTCTTCGCTTATTTCCTGTTCCTGTGGTTGTTCTTCATTAGAAGATTCCTCATTTTGTGGTTCAGGAGAATTTTGTTGTTGTGTTTCTCCAGTTTCTGTTTCTTCTGGAGTGTTTAATAAACCATTTACAGCCTTTTGAGCTTTTTGCAAATCAGTTTCAGATCCTTGTAATGGGTTGCCTTGATTGTCTGACATATTTTTCCTTTATAGTTAAGCTCCTCTTATGAGGTTAGCTTATCCTAACTTTTTTTGTTAGAATTTTTGGTTTTTTATTTGGGTTCTAAAATCTTCTAATTGTTTAGAAGCTAGTTTTCCTGTGTCTAAAATTTCTTGTAGGTGCTGCTCAACTTTACCAACTATATTATAAGCTAACCAAAGTTTTTCTCTAGTGTCTGTTTCGTTAGCACCAGTATTTAATAAACTTGTAGAATATAAATTTTTAAGTTTATCAAAAGATTCTTTTACTAAAGGATTATCAAATAAATCTTTAGCCTTGTTGGATTGGTTTACTTCCTGTTGGAGCTTTGCCTGTTCCTGGTCGTTCATTCAATGACTCAATCTGTTGTTCTAGTTTTTGTTGTGATTGTTGTGCATCCCTAAAGTCTTTTGTGCTCTCAGCAACTAACATTTTATTTAAATCTGCTTCTGCCTTAATTTGAGCTGAATCTATTTGAGCATTATATTTAAGCTCAAGTTCTTTCATTTTAATTTCATTTTCTAAAAGCATCTTAGCATTACTAGCTTTGATTTCTTTTAAATCTAATTCTAAACTTGCTAATTTTCGTTTTTCTTCACTTGCTATTCTAGCAAATTCTATTTTCTCAATTGGTGTTGGTGGTGGTGGAGCTTTCGGCTGAACCATTCCTTTACCTTGATCTGGATTAACAAAATAATTTTCAACATTTTTAAGACCAGCATTTTCAATAATTTTTGCCAAACTATTGTAAATATTTTTAAGACTGACCATTGGGTACTCCTGGCCACCTTGTAATTGAAATGCTTGTAACTGTCTTTCCAGGATATTGTTCAACATCATAATTTGTTGATCGTTAGATCCTGTACCTAAACCAACTGTTATTGAAATATTATATCTGTTTCTCCACTCAGTAGGTTTAACTGGAATGAATTGATTATTTAATTCTACAACTCTTTCCTTATCTTGATACTTACAAGTAAGTTCAAATATTCTTTTAAATAAATCTTTAACACCAGTTTCAGCAAATACTCTTGCAATCAATTCCATTCTCATTTGAGATTGTGTCATTAAAGCATTAACACCAGTTGCAGTTTTATTTAAACTGTCAGCATCTAAACCTTGATTGTATCTTGTGATACCAGTTCTAGATTCTCTTACTGTGTCCAAGTATTCTAATAATGGAAATGCTTGTTGCGAAATCGTTTGAGATTGCATCGGCATCATTACTTGGCTTGGTGGTTGTTTAGTTCTAACAACACCACCTGGTCTTGATGTAAGTAGGTCATCCAAATTAACCATACCATCCATTATGGCCACTCTGTTATTATTTGTTAAATACATATTATCTAACAACTGACGCATAACTGTAGATTTAACTAACTGAACATCTTCTACTAACTCAGAAACTGATCTACCATAAAATCTATGTGGCATTGGGATTGGAGTTAGAGAACAGAAAGGAATAAAATCGCAAGGTTCATTTTCTAAAATAACAAAACCAGTTCCAGCACAAATTATTTTTCTAAGTTCGGCAACACCATCACCATCCATATCTACTTTTACATAACACTCATAAACTTCTATTTCTTGAGTGCTATCATCAGGAGCATCGTCAAATGGACTTTCATCAATATCAGAAACTCTTTGTAATCTTTCATCGTCTAATAAAATACCATTAGTCGTTGGTAGATCATCTATAATATCTTGGTCATATCCCATCTCTATAAGATCGGATCTAGTTTTCATAACTCTATGAGCTACAAAGTTTGCTTCTTCAATACTTTTTGCAGACCTTTGAATTAAAAATTCTTCTGGTGGTATATTTTCTATTTTTACTTTACCAGCATTTCTAGTTCTTTTAATAATACAGTTATGTAAATATGGTGTAGGAACATCTTCAACTTCTTGGCCATTTAATGCAGCTTCTTCTTTTAGCTGCTCTAATCTTGTTACTGCAAATTGATCTACAAATTTTTCTTCTGAAATAACTTCAATATCAGATTCAAGCATTAACAAATCATATTCGTAATCACTTAAATTTTCGTATGTTTCTTGTTCTACCTTTTCAGCATCATCCCAATAAACTTTTACAATTCCATTCTTTTCTAAAAGAGCATCTTTAAACCAAGTATATAAAATTGAAAATCCATTATTATCTTTGTTAAAAATATAATTAATATAATTTGTAACTTGATCTGCTAATGGTACATCTTCTGCTTTAACTGGTTCACATCTAACTACTTGATCGGATGATGTAAAAACTCTTAATAGGTTTGGCAAGATAGTTTCAATTGTGTCAGATACATCTGTACTAACCACTTGTGATCTACCATCTATCTCAGTACCAAGTTTCTCCCCCATGTAATATTCAAGGGATTTTTTTCTAGCATCTGATAATGCACCACCCATAAATCCAACTGAGTTATTTATCTCAGATGAAACTATGTATTTTAATTCTGTTTCTGTAACCTTTTTTGCCATGTAATTTTAAACTATATAATTTGTGTTAATAGGAACTTCTTTTTCCCAATTGGAAAGCTCTATTCCTTGCCCAACTATTCCAGTTCTAAAAGCATCAGCACAATGACTTGCGTAAGAGTGCATCGGTTTAGATTTAAAAACTTGAGCCTTATCATCCCATTTTTTTGAATAGGCTTTTAAATATTCTATGCCAGTTGCACACTTGTCCTGGTCAAACCAACAATTTATTAAATTTTTTCTGACAGCTTCTATACCATCTTCAATACTAATCTTAGGAGCCACTTCACCAACTATGCCAAACTCTAATAAGCTATCTAATCTTGTCTTACCATAATTGCCAAGCTCTCTAACTTTTACATCATGTGGTAATATATGGGTGCTATATTCGTAACCTTTATTTTTTAAAATATCAGCATAGTGATCTAAACCATGCCCACTATTTTCATAATAATCAATTAATCTTATTTCATTCTTATGCTTTTGCACAAACCAAATAGCTGTCTGGTCATTCATGCCAAGATCCCACCAGGTTTCTACATCTAAATCTTCATCAAATAGATTAGACTCCATTCTACCCTCTTTTGCCAGATCCTCTATGATAGAACCATAATATGATCCTGTGATAGCAGCTTGAAACGAACATTCAAATTCTTGTTCGTATAAGTCTTTGGACATTACATCTTTAGCAGCCTGTAATTCCTCATCATCTAAAATTCCTGTTTCACTTGCTTTGTGAGTACAAGCATACCATTCTTTATTCTGTAAAGCTCTTTGGTATAATTGATAAAACGAATTTCTACCTTTTGGTGTACCAATAAATATGCACCATCCTTTTCGGTCAGCCAAAGCTGGTCTTATGACCTCTGGAAATATGGTAGGCTTAATAGATTGTGTTTCGTCAAATACACATCCATCTAAACTAATACCTCTTATGGCCTGATCGTTCTCAGCACCCAAAATAGTTATTCTAGCACCATTTGGTAAATCGCATCTAAGCTCACTCTCATTGAATTTAGTGCCTGGTATTTTTCCTGCGAACTGTTTTATGTAATCCCATGCTGTTGCCTTTCCTTGTAGCCTGTATGGGCTTAGAAACACATATCTAGGGTTAAGCTTGGTATTTGTTAAAGCTGCCTTGAGCATATGATTTATGCACATAACAGTTTTACCAGCTCTACGATGTAGAACACAAACACTAAACCTAAACTTATCTATTTCCTTATGCAGAGTTTTTTGCAAAGCTCTAGGCTTATAAGGTATAACTATATTCGGCATTTTTAAAAAAAATTAATGTAAAGTCTGATTTTGATTGCTGAATAGAGTTTCAATGCCAAGATCATTCATTATCTGATAAGAAAATCTATTACATTCCTTTAAGTTATTAAAACCATCAAAATGGACAATCACACTATTGGTGGATTCCATTACATATACGATAGCTGTATAACCTAATTTTTTATCATCAAATTCAAACATTGAAATTCCTTGTCTTAGCTGTGTGTAACTTCCCTAAATTTATTTTTAAGTTCAAATATAGTTTTGGGGTTCGCTTTTTTTTTACCCCCATGAGATTCTGGTGCAGAACTGAGTAAAATGATTGTTAATCATTTGCTCCGGTTAAATAACTTAATAAATTAGGCATTTATTTATAAAAATATAAATAAAATATAGTTTACCGGTAGATTTTTGTGTAGTTTGGAATGATTCTAAGAAAAGTGTTGCAAAAATGTCACTATAAGTGAGTCTGTGCTACATTTATCTCTGACTCTGGTGAATCTACAATAAACCAAGCTAATCAACAGTTTATTTATCCCACTTAATAACAAGTGGAGATGAATCATCACCTAAAAGACTTAAACTGTCCTTTTTAGCATAGTATTTCGGCTGAATCCTTTCAGCTTTCCATTTACTCATATCTACAAAGGATTTTATCAAATGGGTTTTTCCCAAGTCTGTTTTTTCTTGTAATCTACTCTCAGCTAAAGAATTTACTAACAATTCACTAGCTTCACTCATAACAAATTCCATGCTATCAGCTTTAGCTGTTTCGTAATCTTTTCTAAGTTCAAAATCTTTTTTCATCCAAGTTCTAAATGTTTCCCAACATGGTCGTTCTGGATCTTTATTTTGTGGAGATAATACAGCTCTCAAAGATTTACCTTGAGCTAATTCCTCAAGCATTTCT